TGGTAGAAATCGCCCGCGTTGACGCGTATAACGAGCGCGTGGCCCAGGCCATTGCGGCGCAGAAGGAAGAGAACGGCTAGTGGCTGACACGATCGACGCGTTTGTTGTCTCGCTCGGCCTCGACCCAAGCAACTATAACCGCGAGATCCGCAAATACCGCGACGACCGCAAGCGGCTGGCCGAAGAAGACCAGAAATACGACCGCCAGAGCCAGGACGGGTCAAAGCGGCAAGTCGAAGCGCTCCGCTCGCTGCGCAACGAGACGACCGGGTTCCTGCTCACACTGGCCGGGGCATCGAGCGTCGGCAGCTTCTTTTCGCAGATGGTTTCCGGCGCCGCCGATACCGGCCGCCTGGCGCAAAATCTTGGCATTGCCACCGAGCGCGTCGGGGTATGGGAAGCGGCGGTCAAGCGCGCGGGCGGCACGGCGGAAGGTGCCCAGAGCGCGCTTCGGCTTATGTCCTCCCTGTTCCAGCAGAACCGGCTGGGCATCCTCGATCCCGGCACGCAGGGCGATCTGATGGGCCTTGGAATTTCCAAGCTGTCCCAGGACCCCGAACAGAACCTTATGGCGATCAGCCAGGCGTCCACCCGTATGGACCGCCAGCAGTTCGTCGCTCGTGCTTCCCGCCTGGGGCTCGATCAAGGCACAATCAACGTGCTGGCGGAAGGCCCGGACAAGCTACGTGCAACCTTGCGCGAGATGGAAAAACTCAACGTCACGACCGAAGCGCAGGCCGAAGAAGCCCGCAAGCTCGAAAAGGCATGGCAGGATACCAGCGATACGCTCAAGACCTTGGTCCGGCCGGCGCTATTCGAAGCCGTTACCGAGCTCAACGATTTCACCAGCAAGCTGCTCAAGTTCGCGGAACTGCTCAAAGGCTGGGAATTTCGCGATCCTTGGGAGGTAATCAAGGAAGCGTTCGCGGGGGCCGCCAACCCGCAAGAGCGTCCGTCCGGCGTCACGTTCAGCGAACGGCCCCTGCCCTGGTATCAGCGGCTGTGGAACACGATCACTCGCCAGACCACTCCGGGGCAAAGCACACCCTCGCCGATGGCTCAAGGTCTGGGCGGTGGCGGCAATACTCCGGTCGATCGCACGGGCCGCGCCGCCACTGCCGAACGCTTCTGGCGCGCCAAGGGGTTCACCGCCGAACAGGCGCGCGGGATCACTGCGGCTATGGTTGCGGAAAACGGTAAGCTTAGCCCCGGCGAACTTAACCCCGTTGGGGGTAACTTAGGTGCGTATGGTTTAGGTCAATGGCGGGGTTCACGCCAAAGAGCGTTGCGGAACCGATACGGGCCGAACCCGACATTTGAACAACAGCTAGAATTTATGCATTCCGAAATGTATTCGGCAGATGGCAAATGGGCCGGGCATGAAATCCGCTCAGCCGCCAGCGCAGATAGTGCCGCGCGCAGTATGATTGATAGGTTCTATCGCCCCGGCGCAGGGACGGCCGGCGATTACCGGCGCGCGGGCAATTACATCGGCGGCAAGGGGTTCGCCGCATCGGCGCGTCCGGGCAACCGCACGTCCAACCGTACGAACAATTCGACCCAGACAACCTATGTCGGCACGATTGAAATCCGTACCGATGGCAAGAGCGCTGACCAGATCGCCAAGGATATGCGCAACGAGCTCGCCAAGCGCGGCCTGACGACCCAGGCGAACACGGGGCTGCAGCCATGAGTACGAAATACCCGAACGTCCCCGATGTGCCGGGCGTGCCTGCCGTGGCGCGACCGGATGCACTGCTCGCCACTATCCAACTCGGATCGGGCGAGGCACTGTCGCAAGGCGTCAAGGCGCTGGCCGAGATATCCGGCGGTGACATTAGCGACGCGATCGGCTCGCTGGCGGCCAGTGCGGCCAGTGCAACCGGCGCGCTTGGGCCTGCCGAAGAGATATATTCGGACGGCTCTAATATCGTTACCGGTCTGCGCGGCACGGTCGCTAACGCGTCGTCGGCGGTGTCCGCGATCGGATCGGGGGATGTACGCGGCGCCGTCGCGGCGACCGAGCGACTAGTCGACCAAGCGCAACGGGCCTACCGCACGATCCAATCGATCTTGTCGCCGTCAACCAGCGCGGCAAGCACGACCGATGCGGACGCGGAAACCGCGCTAGAAAATCCGTGGGGCCTTTACACATTGGAGGGCGAACTGGCCGCGCCGGTCGACACGGTGATCGCGTTTGAAAACACGCTGGACGCGCGGATTTCCGACTACCCGGTGGAGAACGGCGGGTTCGCCTCGTACAACAAGGTCATCACGCCGTATGAAATCCGCGCCATCCTCACGCGCGGCGGGACCGTGGAGGACCGGCAAGCCTTTCTCAAAGCCATCCAGGACGCATGGACCGGGACGACGCTATTTAATTTCGTGACGCCCGAATGCGTCTATCTCGACGTGAACGTGACGGGCGTCCGGCAGCAACGCAGCGCCGACCGCGGGAACGGGCTGCTGGCGCTTGAGGTAGTGATGCGCAAGATCCGACAGACGGCCTCGCTGGCCTTCTCGTCGACCAAGGATGCGACCGGGCAGGATGTGGTCAATAAAGGCAGCGTCCAGGCCCAGCCAAAGCCCGCCGTCCAGCAGTACGCGGGGGCGGCCGGCTGATGGCCGTTCTGGAAATCCCCCTGTCGGCCACTCCCTTGCAGACGCTCGTCGTGCAGCTGGGCGACCAGTCGTGCCGGATCACCGTCCGCCAGCGTCGTACCGGGCTGTTCTTCGACCTTGTGCAACGGGACGTGCCGACCGCGCTAGGCGTCAAGGCGCTCGACCGGGTCGGGCTGGTGCGCGGCCCGTATTTGGGGTTCGTTGGTCAATTGTTCTTCGTCGACACGCAGGGTGCTGACGACCCGGCCTATAATGGGCTTGGGTCGCGCTGGATGCTGCTGTGGGATGACGCGGCGTGACCACGCTCGTAAACCGTAAGATCCGCGTCGTCTTTTCGCTCGGCGAAGGTGCGTTCGGCGAAAGCGGCATGGATACGGTCGAGGTCAAAGATTACCGCATGAACGCGACGATCGCAGTCGTCGGCGGCGTGCAGACCAGCCAGCTTGACCTTACGATCAAGGGCTTGCCGCTCGACGTCATGCACAAGCTGACTGTCCTGAACAAGCTGGCGTTGCCGCAGGAGAGGAACAACTACGTCGCGGTGTTCGCCGACGACACGCTAGCGTTCAACGGCGGGATCAAGGAAGCCTGGGTCGACGCGGGCAATCCGCCGGACGTTGCGTTCGTGCTGACCGCCTACGCGGGGCTGCAGGCATCGGTGCGGCCGGTCAAGGCGACCAGCTTTAGCGGGCAGGTCAGCGCCAACACGTTCTTTGCGACGATGGCACGGCTCATCACGGACGGGCCGAACCTGACCCCATACGGGCTCGAAAACAACGGCGTCACGGGCGTGCTGGAAAACCCCTACTATCCGGGCACGGCACTCGACCAGATCCACGCGGCCGGGCGCGCACTGCGCTGTGAGACGTTCCTGGACACCGAACGGCAGCTTCTCGTCATCTGGCCGCAGGGCAAGGCGCGCGACGGACAGGAACTGCTCGTATCGGCGGAAACGGGTTTGATCGGCTATCCGCAGTTCACACAGTCTGGCATCTCGTTTTCCATGCTCTACAACCCGGCGCTTGGGTTCGGGCAGCGCATCCAGATGAAATCGATACTTGAGGCTGCGAACGGGTCGTGGGTCATCCGCGCGCTACAGCACAGCCTGGCTTGCGAGGAACCTGGCGGCTCCTGGTTCACTCGCGTCGAGTGCATGCTTATCGGCTCGGACGCGCCGATTTTGGGGTTCGGGGAATGACGGCCAACACCCAGACGTACACCGGCACCGCGCCACCGGCCGCCTACTCGGGCGACTGGAACCAGATGGAATTTGCCGTCCGGTCCGTCATGGCCGGGATGGCCACCACGACGCTTGTCCAAGTCCAGGCGGTGCGGACGCAGGGTGGCGGCTACGTCGTGGACGTGCAGCCGATGGTCGCCCAGGTCGACGGCGCAGGGAATGCGGTTGAACATGGCGTGATCCATGGTATGCCCGTCTGGCGCGTTCAGGGCGGCACGTCAGCGGTGATCGTCGAGCCGGTAGTTGGCGATATCGGTGTGGCCGTTTTCTGCTCGTCGGACATTTCGGGCGTCAAAAAGAACGAAGCGCCCTCGCCGCCGGGCAGCTTCCGCAAGTTCGACTGGGGCGACGGGATTTATCTCGGTGGCGTGATGGGCGCCGCGCCAACGCAATTCGTACGGATGGACGTGGCCGGCATTACGCTGACCAGCCCGACCGCCGTAACGGTGGATACCCCGACTGCCACATTTACGGGCAATATCGTGACCGGCCCTGGCTCGACGTTCGGCGGCAAGTCGTTCGACACGCATACGCATTCCGGCGTGCAGACCGGTGGCGGGGCGAGCGGTCCGCCTACCTAGTGACTAGACGAATGCCAGCGGCGGTCAAAGCATACATTCGAGTGTCGAACTTGCGCTTATTCGGTCTTACGTATTGATAAACCTCCGCTATTAGCCGTTCCGGTATTCGCATTTTCTCGTGATCGTTTTGAAAATATAAATGGGTACGAACAGGTCGACCGGCGTCATCTTTTTTAGTTGGGTGGAAATCCGTTCCAAAGATATGATGCGGGTTGTTGTGCAACCAGTTTAGCGCCTCAACGGCTCTTTTTACGGTTCGCTGCTTCATTGTCTTAACTCCCTCTAAAACCCGATCAGATCAGCGTCGGCCAGTTTGCCGTCCGCATCGTAGACGCAATATGCCTCGTACACGCCGGTGTCTCGGACGGCGAACGGGATGGTTACGAGCAGTTGCCCCGGCACGCTCCGGTCGAACCGCGCTTCGTAGCCCTTGAACGTGACGACACGCCCGTCCAGCTGGGCGCGCATGCCCTGCTCGCACTGGGCGACCGGATCATCCGCATTGGCGGCGCTGTGGCAGGAGACGGCCAGGGCGGCGAGGATGAGTAGATATTTGGTCATGGTAGGCACTCATACCACTAATGACCAACACGTCAACACCTTTTACACCGCCTAGCCTCTCCGTGCGCGCCGTGCTATCGTCCCGCCGATGGCGACCACGATGCTTCTCGATCTGGACAACTGGGATCTTGCGGTCGATGCGCTCGGTAATTGGGCCGTCGCATCGGAGCCGTACAGCCAGGCGCAGGATGTTTCCAGCGCGGCGCGCGTGTTCGCCGGCGAGTGCTACTATGACACCGACAAGGGCGTCCCGTACTTCTCGGATGTGCTGGGCCGATATCAGCCGACCCAGATCATGCGCGCGCGTCTGCAGTTGGCCGCGCTGACCGTGCCGGGCGTGGTGGACGCAACGGCCATCCTGCGCACGGCGAACGATCGCGTACTGCGCGGTGAAATCCAGTTCAAGACCGACGACGGCACGCAAGGGGTTGCCCTCATATGACCAGTGTGCCGATGCCCGTATT